GCGTGCGTCTTGAGGACATCGCGCCGCCTATTGACCGGCCTGCGGCGACGACGGCAGCGCGTGGTGCGTCGGTTGCGGCTGCACCGCCGGCACCGCCAGCGCCTGCCAAGCGTCACAAGCCGGCGCGCAGTTCATGGCTAGACCCTGGCGCGAGGTTGAGGTGACGGCATCTGGCTCAACTCCAGCGCCACCGCCACGCCGCCCAGCGACAGCAGGAGGCAAGGCGCTGCCGCCGATGTCCCGCGCCGCGTGGTGTGGCAACCTCGACTGCGACGGCTGTTGCGGAGACGTGACGTGTCGCGGAGCGCCTGACCTGCGGTGGTTGCTCGCCCGCGTTGAGCGCTACGTCGAGCCGTGGTGGCTGCGGGCGTTGCGGTGGCTGCTGCGCGTTCTGCCGGGACGCACCACAGACCGCTAGACCATCGCGATCGGTTGCGGTAGGGTGCAATAGGACAGGCTGTGTCCTAGAGGTGAAGCCATGGCGTGGACGACGACGGACCTGACGAATCTCGACGAGGCGATTGCCCAAGGCATCACGACGGTCAGCATCGCAGGCAAGACGATCACCTACCGCAGCCTCGCTGAAATGATGACGCTGCGGTCGACGATGGCGCGAGAGATCGGCCTGACGTCGGCGCAGGTCAAGAAGACGCGGACGTTTGCCACGTTCAGCCGCAAGTAGGAGACACAGATGGCCGAGCAATCCCGCCCCTGGTATCGGCGCTGGCTGTCTGCGATTGCAGGAGCGCCACGCGCCACGACGCCGACCGCACCACGTCTGCGCGCCTTGCCATCGCCACGCCAGCGCAGCTACGAGGCAGCGCAAGGCGGACGGCTGACGGCTGGCTGGATGAGCGACGCGAACGGCCCGAACACCGAGATCTTCACCGACCTCGTCAAGCTGCGCGACCGCAGCCGCGACCTCGTGCGAAACAACCCGATGGGTGCGCGGGCGATGCAAGTTCTGGGCAACGCGCTGATCGGCGACGGCATCCGGCCGCAGCCGGTGACGGGCAGTGCTGACCTCGACGCTGCGCTGCTGCGTGGCTGGGAGATGATGGGGCTGGACATCGACGCCAACGGGCGCGTGGACGCTTACGGGATGCAGCGCCTGGCGGTGCATGGCTGGCTAGAGTCCGGCGAGGTGCTGCTGCGCCGTCGCTGGCGTCGCCCCGGTGACGGTCTCGCCGTGCCGATGCAGATCCAACTACTGGAGCCGGACTACATCGACGACGCGGTGTGGTCGGTGTCGCGTGGCGTCGACGGCGCGATGATGCAGTACGGCATCGAGATCGACGCCATCGGGCGACGCAACGCCTACCGCCTGTTTCGGCAGCATCCCGGCGAGACCGCGCAATCCTTCGGCCAGTCGCTTGAGTCTGTCATGGTGCCGGCGTCGGAGATCTCGCACGTCTACCACGTCACGCGCCCCGGTCAGTTGCGCGGCGTGCCGTGGCTTGCGCCGGTCATGCTGGAGATGCGCGATCTGGACGATCTTGAGTACACCGAGATGACGCGGCAGAAAATGCAGTCGTGCATCATGGGCGCTCGCCACAGCGACAACCTTGACCCGGTCGGCAACGTCAACGGCGACGTCGAGCAGGACGCTGACGGCGACTGGGACGAGACCATGAGGCCGGGGACGATCATCAAGCTGCCGACCGGCGAGAGCGTCGAGTGGTTCGCTCCGCAGCAGTTCGGCGGATTCGCGGAGTTCGCGATGCAGTACCGTCGCGGCATTGCGATGGGCGTCTCGGTGCCCTACGAGATTCTGACGCAGGACTTGACCGGCACCAGCTACGCCAGCATTCGCGCCGGCTTGCTTGAGTACCAGCGCATGTCTTCGGCGTTGTCGCGCAACGTCATCATTCCGCACGTCTGTACGCCGATGTGGCGGTGGTTCGTCGAGGCTGCCGAGCTTGCCGGTCTGCTGCCTGCCATGACGCAGATGCAGCGAGCGATGGCGATGCGTCCGCGCTGGCACACGCCGCAGTGGATCCAAGTCGATCGCGAGAGCACGATCAAGGCCGACATTCTGGAGATGCAAGCCGGCACCAAGACGCTAGAGCAGTGCGTCGCGGAGCGCGGCGGCGACTGGATGACGGTCGTCGCGCAACTGAGCGCGGAGCAAGAGGTCGCGGTCGCGGCTGGTCTGTCGCTCGTTGGCTTTGGCAAGGTGTCGCCTTCGCAGTCGGTGACGATGCCGGCTGATGGCGCTAGCGCTCCAGACGCCGAGGACGACGCGCCAGCTGAGAACGCCGCCGAGGACTCTGCCGAGGACTCTGCCGAGGACGACGCAACTGCGGCTTGACAGGCTGTGTCCTATAGGACAGGCTGTGTCTAGGACAGTTTGTGTCCTATGGGGTGGACGATGCCGGACGGGACGACAATGCAGCCGCTGATGAGCCGTGCAGCATCGCTCGCGCCTGCGACGTATGACGCCGAGTCGCGCACCGTTGACATCGTGTGGTCGACCGGCGCGGACGTGATGCGGTCGGACTGGCGCAGCGGCGGCATGTACGTTGAGCGCCTGTCGATGACACCCAAGGCGGTTCGCCTTGAGCGCCTGAATGGCGGAGCGCCGTTTCTGGCAGCGCACGACGCCAGCACGACAGACTCGGTTATCGGCGTCATCGTTGAGGGCAGCGCCCGAATCGAAGGCGGCAAGGGTGTCGCTACCGTCCGCCTGTCGAGCGCGCCGAGCGCTGCCGACGCGGTGAGCAAGATCGCAGAAGGCATCCTTCGCAACGTCTCGGTTGGCTACGCCATCCACGCGAACACCGTCACCGCATCGCGAGACGGAGCGCCAGAGATTCGCACGGCAACCGATTGGGAACCGATGGAGATTTCGATCGTGCCGATTCCTGCGGACGCAGGCGCACAGGTCAGGAGCGCCAGCCCGGCGCAGCAGATGCCGGAGACCCCGGCGCAGGAGCCAGAGATGAGCGAGCCTACCAACGTCATCGACATCGCAGCCGAGCGTCGCGCTGCCGCCACTGAGGAGCGCGCCCGCGTCTCTGCCATCACCGAGATCGCCAAGCGCCACGGTGTTGACCTCGCGTCGCACATCGACGGCGGCAAGTCGATCGACGATGCCCGCGCCGCAGCGCTGGAACTCCTCGCAGCGAAGCAGACCGAGACCGAGGTGCGCGGTACGCACGGCGGGATCAAGGTCGGCAAGAGCAACGCCGAGGCGGTCGCCGAAGGCATCGCCAACGCCATCGAGCACCGCACGTTGCCGAAGTCCGCCCTGTCGGACTCGGGCCGCGCCTTCCGCTCGATGAGCCTGGGCCGCATGGCTGAGACGCTGTTGCGTGAGCGCGGCGTCAACACGTCGATGATGTCGGAGCGCGAGATCGCGATGCAGACGCTGAACCTCGGCGGCAAGCGTTCGTTCGCTGGCGCGCACGGCACGGCGGACTTTCCCTACATCCTCGCCAACGTCGCAAACAAGTTCCTGTTGGCCGGCTACAACGCCGAGCCGATGACGCACCTTGCGTTCTCGTACGCCCGAACCGTGCGCGACCTCAAGCAAGTGTCGACCGTCCGCCTCGGCTCGATCGACAAGTTGCCGAAGGTCTTGGAGAATGGCGAATACACCTACGCGACGATCGGTGAGGAGCGCGAGGTCTACACCATCAGCAAGTACGGCCAGATTCTGCCGTTGTCGATCGAGATGATCATCAACGACGACCTCAGCGCCTTCACGCGCTTGGGCGAAGAGATGGGCCGCGCTGCGGGTCGCACCGAGCTTGACCTCGTGTACGGTTCGGCGGGCGTCTTCGGGGCCAACACGTCGGCCGGCGAGACGATGGGCGACGGTGTGGCGCTGTTCAACGCGGCGCACAACAACCTCGCTGGCTCGCACACCGCGCTCGATGACGCCGGCCTGGCGGCCCTTCGCAAGCTTCTCCGCGATCAGACCGACATCAACGGCAACAACATCAACCTGATGCCGAGCAAGCTGCTCGTCGGCTCCACCTTGGAGACCACCGCCGAGAAGCTGATCAACGGCAGCTTTGTCCCGACGACCGCCGCGACCGCGCAGATCGCGCCCTTCCGTGGCTTGCAACTCATCGTTGAGCCGCGCATCGAGAACCTCGCCAACGGTGCGGCGCGCTACTACATGATGAGCGACCGCCCGTGGATCGAACTCGGCAAGTTGGCCGGCTACGAGCAGCCGACCATCGAGACCATCGAGGAGATGGAGAGCGACCAGATCGGCTACAAGGTCCGCTACTTCGTCGCTGCGAAGGCGACCGACTTCCGCATGGTTGCCGTTGACCCGGGC